AACCTATTTCTAAAGAAGAAGCTAAGAGTAGATTAATGGATTACATAAAGGAAGTAGCCTACCAGAACCCCGACGGCACTTGGAGTGCCGATGGGGATGTGGATCTTTCTCGTAGGAATTTAACAGAACTCCCAGTTCAGTTTAAGAAAGTAGGTGGAGGTTTCTGGTGTCATATCAACAAACTAACTACTCTCCAAGGTGCTCCGGAGGAGGTTGGTGGAGATTTCGATTGTTCCTTCAACCAATTAACTTCTCTCCAAGGTGCTCCGAAGGAGGTAGGTGGAAGTTTCTCGTGTTATAACAACCAACTAACTTCTCTCCAATATGCTCCGGAGGAGGTAGGTGGAGGTTTCTATTGTTACAACAACCAACTAACTACCCTCCAAGGTGCTCCGAAGGAGGTAAGTGGAAATTTCTCGTGTTATAACAACCAACTAACTTCTCTCCAAGGTGCTCCGGAGGAGGTAGGTGGACAGATGTATGTTTGGGGTACTCCAGTTTCCGTTGAAGAACTGAAGAAGACAATAGATAGATCATATATGGATAGGATAAGTGGATAAAGTAATTATGTTTGATCTCTTCTTACAAGAATTAACTAGAGTGAAAGAAACAAAAATTTCTGAAGTCTTTTCTTTACTAGAGAGAGAAATGACTGCAAAAGAAATAGAGATGATGAGAGCTGAATTAGCCACTCCAGATATTCGTCCTATGGAATTTGATCGAACTGTGGAAGGGTGGTTAGCAAGAATAGAATTATGGGGAAAGATAACTTATTATCATAAAGATCCAGAAAACTTTTGGGGGAAGAAAAAAGTAACAAAACAGCAATTTATAAAAAGGATAACAGATGAAAATCTAAATAAGATGTTTGGTATTTGGGATGTAAAAAGAAATTCTTTAACAAAGTGTACCCTTCGGCGAGATTATATAAGTCCAAGTGGAAAACACTATGCCGAAAGGTTTATAGTAGATATCAAGTTGCGTAAGGAACTGAGATAATTTTTAGTGAAGTAAAGGAGAAATAATATGTCAATTTTTTTATCGCCGGGCGTGTACGTGAGCGAACGCGACATTAGCGATATAGTACCACGAATAGCAACTGCTCCAGCAGCCCTTGTGGGATATTCCGCTAAAGGAGATGTAAACAATATACGGCTAATGACAAGTGATCAACAGTTTATAGAAGAGTATGGAAGACCAGATCCCAGTTCTGGACATTTCTTTCATTATTCTGCTCTAGCATATCTAAAGAAAGGAAACACTTTATACTGTCTTAGAGTTCATAATGGAGCACTTTGGGGCGGGGCAAATATTATGAAAAAGGATTCTGCCTTTGATAATGCGGCTTTAGGAACTGGGCAGGCTTCGGATTCCTTTACTGTTGCCTCTGGATATGAGAACGATGTTCTATTTCAAATTCTTGGAGCTAATCCGGGAGATTGGAACAATAGAATAGGTATAAAAGTTCAGAATGTTAAAGACGGTACAGATCTTATCGCCACAGATCAGTATACATTTGAAATAGTAGTCTACTGGCAGGATGATGATGGAAACTGGGCTCAGGTAGAAACTCATAAAGTTTCAAGAAAAAAGAAAGTAGATGGGTATGGAAGCCAACTGTACTTAGAGGATAGAATTAATGGAGTAAGTCAATATATTATCGTTAAGGATAATACAGATATAGCTGATACTACTGTTCCAGAATCTCAATCAACTAGATTGGAGTTTACCGGTGGAGATGATGGTAGTGATATTTCTGAGTCTGATGTAGCTACTGGTTGGGAGGAATTTGAAAATCCCGACGATGTGGATATTCGTATTTTGATTAACGGTGGGGAAACAAGTGTAACTGTTCAAACAGCAATGAGAGATATAGCGGAAGATAGAGCAGATTGTATGGCTGTTTTAGATATTCCGTATGCTAGTACCAATTCTGCTGATAGTATGGTTACCTTTAGAAGTACTACACAGAATTTCAATACCAGTTATGCTGCTTTATATACCATCTGGCCAAAGATTCATGATTCTTACAATGATCTGTTACTTCGCGTTCCTGGATCTGGATATGTGGCGGCTCAGTACGCTTATAATGATAATGTAAGTAATGTTTGGTTTGCTCCGGCGGGATTCAATCGAGGAATTCTTGATTCTGTTCTTGAGTGTACTATGTTGAATGGAAAAGCATTAACAGAAGGAGAAAGAGATGTTCTGTATCAAGTTCAGATAAATCCTTTGCAAACTTTCCGAGGCGAAGGTCATGTTATTTGGGGACAGAAGACACTCCAGAAAAAGCTCTCTGCTTTAAGTTTTATTAATGTCCGGAGATTACTGATTGTTCTTGAAAAGGCCATGGCCGTTTCTTTACGTGGTTTTGTAATGGAACCAAATAATGATCTTACCAGGTTTAGAGTAGAAGCCCTTCTAAATGAATATTTGGGCGATTTGTCGGCCCAAGGAGCTTTCCAAACAGAAGGTGGAGATCCTGGGTATCATGTAGTTTGTGATTCCACAAATAATACTCCAGCAGTAATTGATAGGGGTGAAATGGCCGTAGATGTATTTATAAAACCTTCTCGGGCTGCCGAGTATATTAGGCTTCGAACTACAGTAACTTCAACAGGCACAAGCTTCGAAGAACTCACCGCCCGCGGGTTCCTTATAGGATAATTTAACGAGGAGAATAAAATATGTCAATGTCACAAGATAACTTAAAAAAGGATATAACTAATCTAGCAAAAATTTATTTGTGGGATGTAGTTATTCCTAAACTAATTGGTGGTGGGAATAAAGACCATCTCGAAGTGAGAGCACAGAGTACTGCAATTCCGGGAAGGAGTTTTGGCGAAATACTTATTCCTTTTAAAGGAACTCCAGGAATTAAATTTCCAGGCAAACTTACTATGTCCCATCTTTGGCCATGTGTCTTCGTTGAGGGAGATGACAAGGAAGTGTTCGATGCGGTATATGGATGGAAGCAAACTATACAAGATGCCAGAACCGGAATAGGTAGACCAGATTCTTTTACCAAAGTCGATCTCTACTTACGACTCCTAGATCGTGCAGGAAATGTTACTTTGAAAATAAAGTTAGTTGGCTGCTATCCACAATCTATAGATGATGTTCCTCTTTCTTATGATGATGAAGGAGGTATCATGTATAATGTTGGTTGGTCTTACGATTACTGGATTGAAGCATAATGGCGAGTTTTGGTCTAGATTTTTCTGGCTTGGGTTCAACTTTAATTACGAAGACTTGGAATCTCCAAAGAACATATAATTGGGGATTACTAATGCCTTCTAATTTTGGTGGGGCAATTGGGTATTTAGTTTCTCAATTCTGCCAGGATATCGATTTTGGCGATTACAAAATTTCTGAACTATCTGCTTTAAAGGCAGGAGCTTTTCAGAAATTCTATGCAGGATTACAATCTATAGATAGTGTAACAATGCTTTTTCTTGTACCAGTAGATAATTCAGTAACCGATTATTTCTATGATTGGTATGAACATATGATCGATAAGAACGGTTACTATTATCCTAAAAGTAATTACAAGAGAAGCATCTTTATTATGCTTTACGATCAAACCAAAATAGAGAGTGTTCGATTTGAATTAAGAGGATGTTTCCCTTTATCTCATCCTATTATCCATCCATCATATAGGGATGAATCGGCCCTAACAGCTACTATAACTTTGAGTGTTGATAGGATAATTCCGTCCAGTTTGATTGGAGATATAAGAAAAGGAATAACCAATTTTGTGGGCGGATTAGTTGGGGGAGCAGTATCTGGTGTAAAAGGATTGTTGGGATAAAATTTTGTACAATGATAATCTAGTGAGGAGAAGAGAATGAACAGTTATTTACCAATTAATCTACCTTCCCGTTGTTTAACTTATAAAGACTCTGCTGGAAATTCAATTAATCCAGATTCAGTTTGTGCTAGAGCATATCAAGGAAGCGATCAAATTTATCTGGCTCAGATTAATCCAATTAATCTTGAGCGGAACTATTTTGAAGTCCTTAAATCTGTCTTGCAGGGGGTAGATCCCATTCAACTTACTCTTGGAGATCGTATGTATTTAATTCTCTGGGAGTACATCAATTCTTATGATAGATTTATGAAGATTAAAACAGTTTGCTCAAACTGTCTTTCCGAAGTAGAAATTGATGTTGATTTGACATTACTTGAGAATATAAAACTGCCAGAAAATTATAAACAACCATATTCAATTACTCTTCCAGTGTCTAAAGAAGTTATAGGTCTTAGGTTACTTACTGTAGGGGATGAAATAGAAGTTGAAAAATATTCAAAGAAGCATAAGGACAATGCAATACTTTACCGATATGCTAGAACAGTGGTTAGTGATATGGATATTGTTGCTCAAGTAGAAAAGTTATCTAGTATGGAATCGAAAGATCTTCTAGCAATAATGGCATTTCAGGATGATTTCTATCATGGACCAGAATTAAAAACTAAATTTACTTGTCCTGAGAAAGGTTGTGGGGAGGAGGACGAAGTAGATATACCCTTTCGATTTGAGTTTTTCTTTCCGAGCATCTCCCAATTTTCAGTTTCTCCTAGAAAGAGAATTTAATCTTTTATATTTTATGAATTTTGGAATAATGGATCAGAGGAAAACAGATGTAAAAATGTTAGATCGGTATTATGAAAGACTTTTTGAACAGAAACGATCTGAAAAAGAGAATAAAGAAAATCAATGATTAAAAAACGCTGGAGATATAAAAAGGATATTTTTGGACGAAAGCATCGAGAATATTTCTTAGAAAATGTTTTTGGTGCAGATCTATGGGATATGAAAACTTTTCGTGCTTTGAAAAAGAAACTTTCCCGGGATTATTTAGCTTTTTTTGGTGGTTTAAATAAAGTATATCAAAAAGGAGAGTTTAAGTCCATTGCAAAAGAATCTATAGTTTTAATAAATCAAACAATCATTCTTATGGATCATATTGTAGATTTTGGAACTATGGATAAGAAGGATGTAGATCAGATTGTTGAAAATGTTAACTTACTAAATGATAGAAGAGATTTTCTTGTTCAGAAATCGGACGAAGTTCAGGCATTAAAAGATAAGCTATCTACCATACAAGAAACTACTGGGGTAAGTCCCGAAAGTTTAAATATTACTGAGAAAATTGTTCGCGGTGGAGCAAGAGCGGAGACTCGAAGACGAAGAGAAGGCCCTGCAAGGTTTATCAAAAGAGCAATGCCCGGAACTTATGGTATGGCGGCAGAAACATTAAAAGGATTAGGGGCCGCTGCACTAGGTCCTTTTGCTCTTCCTGTTGGGAGATTTGCAAAAGATATTTTTGGTTTGGGACGGGAATTATCTCAAAAGTATAGAATGAGAAAAGAAGAAAGGTTGGGAAGAGCACTTGCTCCACTTTCTTCCGGATTACCAACTGAAGGATTTGGAAGAATAGGAAGGCATAGAGAAACGGGGGCAGACATTGGTCAAGCGGTTCGAGCTCAGAGACGTGGTGGCTCTGAAGTACTTCTCGATTTCTTTAATCGTGGAGCATATAAAGCGAAGTGGACGAAAGAACTTCTCAAGAAAATAAAAGATGTGGGCAAGAAGGGGGAAGAGGGTATTGGTGGTTTAGCCGGAAGTCTTATGGATTCATTTAAATCTTTGGGAAGTGCAATTGGCCCACTTATTGCTGGGGCCGGTTCTTTTGTTGCATTAGCGGCTGGGATAGGAGGAGTAGTTTTTTCTCTTTATGAATTTCAGAAACTTCTAAAAGCATTTTTTGGATTTGAAAAAGCTAAAAAAGCAGCTAGAGAAGCTGGAGAACGGGCAGGTGCAGCAGCAGAACAAAAATTAGAAGCAGTTAAAAAAGTGGGTTTGGAAGAATATGCTGGGGCTGCTGGAAAAACACCCAAAGCTGTACTGCAAGATATTGCCGGGTTGGAACAGAGAAAAGAACTGGCACAAAAATTTCATGATCCTTGGTATAAGCAGGTTCCAAGAAGAATGGCTCAGGCATACGGGATAAAAGCGAGGCCAGAAATTATGTCAGTTGCAAAAAGAACTGAGGAACTAGAGAAAGAGTTTAGAGGCATTTCCAAGTCTCCTACTACCCCCGCAGATGTAAGTAAACAGGTGGAACTGTTACGAGCAATTAATAAACTGGACGAATCTGTTTTGGGTTTATCAAGAAATGTAGAAAAAGCGCAGCCTTCGCCTACTACAACCTTTAGAGAACCTGGAATTGGGAATCCTTTTGATACTAGTGATCCTTTTAGTAGAGCACTGGCCGGTTCTGAATTAGAATTAGAGGATTAAAATGGCAATTACAACTAAACCTACTACTCCCGATGTAGCGAAACAATTTCCGGAAGATCCTCGAGCCAAAAGAAGATCTTCAGATAGACGGAGACTTTCTGCGGGTACTTTTCGTGAGTATGGGTATGTCTTTCCAGATGGAGATCCAATACCACCGGAGTATCTGGTTAAGATAACTAGTTATCGAAATAATTGTACTATAATAGCTCCTGTACAAGAGGATATAAAATTAGCTGTAGAATCTTATTGGGAGCCCACAATACCTACTTCTATCCTTAGGGCTGCAAATACTGCTATACAACTTGATCAAGGAGGTAAGAGATCTGCTATTACCAGTGCTACTACAAGAAGATTATGGCAGGGTACTTCTCCTATGACTATTACAGTACCGTTAAAATTTGAATGTACTAAAGATCCATATATAGAGGTATTAGAACCGTGTAGGTTGTTACAGACAATAGCACTGCCTTCTGATCCAGTGTCTGATAGAAAACCAGTAAGTCCTGCAGATTTGGGAAAAGCTTTTGCAACAT